AAAGATCATGAAGAAACGGTTCATCACAACAAGTCAGTCTTTTGGACTGAGCACACGCCGAGCTGGAGCACTTTGGCACCAGTTCTCGGAGTGGCGACACTCATCAGGCGATGAGTGGACCATCAAGAGAATGAAACATCTCAAGATGATTGTCCTGGGTTCCGTGCAGGTTGGTAAACAATCCAACTACATGAAAGGACCGTGGGGAAGTCTTATTGACGATCCACGTATCCCGTTACCCGGAAAGCTTACTCTGATCAACATCTATCTGATGTTGAAGACAAGTAAGCCCACTCAAGCGCAGTTGGAGAAATTCTACGGGTCGCTTAATAGGCAACCTTTAGACTCTCCTCCACAACTTTCCAGTGGAACGGTGTCACGGTTAGATGCCATGACACGCCATAGGATCTATGGCAAGTTCCCTACTAAGCTTGTGAACCACAAGTTCTCACACCACAAGTCCGTTCCAAAGTACGGAACATGGGGTGGTAAGAATGAGAGCCATTTAGGTCATGAGATTGAGAATTTCTCAAAATCAGAGACACTATATGGGTGGTTCAACCGACATCGGCAATTGTTCACATCAAGGGACCCAATCCTTGATGAGCTGGTGTCTCTTGGGGTTACGAATGAGACTCACGACTTGGTCGGAGACATTCAGTATATCCAGGAGCCGGGGATGAAACTCAGGGCCATTGCTAACCCTAACCGGTTAGCACAATGGATGTTAGATCCTCTTAAAGAGTATCTACTACACCTGTGTTCCACCATCTCAGAGGACCATACGTTTAACCAGATTTCTGGTATAAACCGTGTCCGATCTGAGATCCAGAGTGGATCTGTTTGTCATTGTTATGACTTATCAGATGCCACCAACACAATTCCGTACTCCTATTCCAGACAAATCTTACGACGAGTCTTGGAGATAGGGTCGGAAGTCGAATTTATGCGGGACCAGATGCACTTTATGCAACTGGCGCACGCGTACTTCGAATTGTTCGAATGCTTAGTTAACGGAAAGTGGATGACACCAGAATCCAATGAGGTGACCTTCAAAAGGGGTCAACCATTAGGGTCTGGTCCGTCTTTTGCTTTACTTGCTCTCACACACCATTGTGTGATGTGGGATATTCAAGCAAAACCTGGCAGTTATGTTATACTCGGAGACGACATAGTCATCTTCGATAAACACACAGCTGTCCGATACGAAGCTTTTATGGTACAGACACTGGGAGTGCCTATATCCAAGGACAAGTCAATTATCTCTGATAATATAGCTGAGTTCGCAGGTAAGGTTATTACTAGCAACCGTATCATCTCCAAGTACAATTGGATCCCTATCAGGGACACCAATGTCATGGATGTGCTATCGTATCATGGTCCCACTGCTTTACAGTGGGTACCTGAGTCGCTGTTGGTACCTTCCGTTACTGTTGCAACCCTCCCCAAGTATCTTGGAGGATTAGGTTGGACATTACCGAAGGAGTATGTCCATCTGGTTAGAGAGGACTTACGTGACCAACTCGAACAAAGACAAAGGGAGGAACCCTTGTTCCACTACATGTCTGTACGTGCCCGTGTAATGCAGGCATATACACATGTTGCGTCCCTCCACCCGAGACCTCCAGAATGGAGTATATCTCGGTTGGAAGGGATAGTGGATGAGTTGGAGAAGTCACCATCAGGACATGTAACTGGGATATTTCCCAAGTACACTACTGACGTGACGTTGGATGGTAGGCCTGAGTACGTAAAGTGCTCAAACCCTAACCATCTCTCCTCATCCTCCCTTGTTAGGTTTGTCCGAAGACGATTATGACTTGTTGGCATACACCCCC